TATGTCCACTTCAATCATACACAACAATCATACACAACCATATCTACAATACAAACAATATAAACCATATGGATACAATATAAACTATATGGATATGATTGACAGACCTAACCTATTATAGTATTATTGTAATATGAAATCAACAATACAGGCACGTGACAAGTATTGGTTATTGAGAGGACTATGTCTATAGCACCAGTTGATTCTTATAAGACAATATCCTGGCAACCAGGATCTCAATAACAGATTTCAAAGGAGAAACAATGTTTCGTAATAGCAAAAAGTTTAAGATATAACCATGGCAAGGGGTTTTAATTGGACACGAGTTGCCACACAACAACGAATGAGGACCCATGGCACTGAACAGATAGAGCCAAAGAAAAAAATTAGACAACCACAAAGAAAAAAATCCAGATCTGGGCCCAAGTGTAATGATCATTGTGAAGTGTTTCTAGAAAAAAGTTCTAATACAGTGCATCATTCTAGCTTAAGATGTAAAGAACATGGATTTATTAAATGGTTAAGCTATAACCAATATCGCGAACTATATCCCACTTGACGTTGAATCAATTTTAACTTATAATAATAGAGTATATGCAATTTAGATTGTACTTATAAGGTATGTTAGGAGCCCATTTCTAGCATAGTTCTTTGTGTTTCATTGAACGTGCAAAAAGTTGCATATACATTAAATATTATTGGAGCGAGTACTACTGTGTTTCATCTGACCTTTAAAGGTTCCTTTTCTCGCATCATGCTTTCATAGGAGAAAAGAGCGTAGACTCGCTCCGCTCAATTTAAATAATAATAGTGATTATTTTTTCGTGAATCTACCATTTGGGTCTCTCTTGACATCCCACTGGTAGTAAGGGGCGATTTTTCTTTTCCTTCTATAGGCATCATTCATGTTATCTCTATGAGTGCCTGCGTATAGGTGCATCGGATTGACACAACTGGGCGTGTCACAAGTATGGCACACCAACATTCCTTGTGGCAGAGAATTACTTTGTTCAAAGATCCATCGATGTGCTCTATAACGCTGGTGACCTGGGTTAAAGAGACCATAACCATCTTTATCTTTTGTGCCGGTCCATGACCAACAATCACCATGCTCTTCTACATATTTGAAGAAGTCGTCTGGTATATTTTTATTGGACGTTGAACCTGTTTTAATTTTTCCCATGCCATATTTTAACATTTTAAATACATATATGTCAAACATAAAAGCAGTGGTATTTTTCAATGGTCCTTCAGTAAAACAATTTTATAATATCCCGCCACAAGAATGTGAAATAGGTTGCAATTTTATTCTTGATCATAGGAAGGTACATCATGTATGTTGCTATGATAAACCTACAATGGATATAATTGATAAAAAAGAAAAAACAAAAGATACCACATATTGGACAAGAAAAACCTTTGCAAAAGAAGGCCAATGGAATATTATTAAACATATTGATCCCCATTTTAAACAAGTAAAAGATATGAATCTTCATGCTAAACGACTCAAACAAATATTAAGATTACCTTATTATTGTTCAGGTACATTAGCTTTAGTAGTAGCATATATGCTAGGTGCCAAACAATGTATTCTATTAGGCTGTGATTGGACTATTACAAATGCTTCTGTTTATGATGAACAATATAAGTGGAGAAGATTTCAACCCATAAAACATAATACTGAAAAGATTGCTTTAATAACAAAATTAAGCAGTTTAATGGAACTTACAATAGTTCATACAAATCATAAAAGACCGTTTGGTCCTCAAGTTAAATGGATAACTCCTGAAGAATTTACGGGAGGACACTAGGAGTCATAATCATATGGCACGTGTGTAATACACTTATGAACTGTGCCCTCCCTTGGTCTATATCGGGAGATACGAACCAAATATTATTTAAGTTTTTTATACTCTAAAAATCTTCGTGTATTACAACGATCACAACGTACTGTGATATGTTCTTTATTATAATAAAATGATTTTGCAGATTTGCAATTATCTAATAAATTTGATGTTTCCTGTGTATTATCGTGTCCTGAAAAACATCTTTTATGTTTAATTTTACGTATATAAGGAAAAATATCTATTGCACGTCCTTTAAAGAATCCTTTTCCTTTTTTTCTTACAGGCTGAACTAAATCTATGCCTAATTTAGCACATTTCTCGATAAAATTTTTCATTGCTCACTGACCTCGTTGCAGGTTAGCCTGTATTATTCATTATATCTTTTCTTGCTACAAATTTATTTCCATCACTTGTTATATCATAAAATTCTGGATCATGTTTTATTGCAGTTAAACTTACTGTGTGATCTGTATTGATACTTGTTTCAATAATTCTATATACATCGTTTATTTTCAATGTTGTAAAATTACATCTTATAAAATCGCCAGGGATAAAGTTTACACCTATAGCATTACAAGTAAATGATAACGTTGGCTGTCCTCTAGATTTTTTTAATAATAATCTTGCGTATTTTTCAGCAGTATGCTTGTCAAACATACCTGGAAATGTAAAGTTTGCTTCTAATACTTTATTATTGTCTTCAGTTAAGTATTGACTTCTAATAGCAACTCCTGCCGAGTCTGTTAGTGGATCTGGATGAATAATACTATTTGGTTGTCCACCTTTTTCAGCATCAGCATAATCTACTTTAATACTATTAAATCTATCATTTATTGAACTAGCTTTTAATACAATACCACTTACTATATTGTCTTCAGTAAGTTGAGCCGATATTGGTAGTGATGTTTTTGTTGGTTGCTTTTCATTATTTTCTGGGTCCCCAGCATTTTCTAAATATAAATGAAACTTACCTTCAATGTAAGGCATATTAGCACCTATTGATGATAACATTCTGTTTACATTTTGAATATGCGAAGCATTTGTATTAAGAATAAATTGTCTATCATAACCATTGTAATTTGTATCAATTTTATCATTATAAACACTTGATGCATCTGCATTTTCGCCATGCATATAAATTGGGTCTATAGTATCTGCTCCAACACTGTCTCCAGCTTCTCCATAAAAAAGATTACGTTTAGCATAACTTGAAAATTCTGTAATTCTATCACAGGCTATCGCCGCACTCGTCCAACTTTTTTGATCAATTTCAGTTAAAGCAATTCCGAGCCCGTAATTCGGATTAAGCATATAATCAAAAAGGAATTCAACTGGATTTTTATCTGCAATATATCCTTCGTGTAATAATCCTTCTTCATCATACGTTCTAGACCAAGTTGGAGTGCCCCAAGTAGGTTTAGGATCTATAATTGAAGTGGTTGGTGCCCCTGACCCACCACCGCTTGATGTTGTGCTGGCATCAGGTGCATAACCCCATTGGGTCATATAAATCTCTGCACCATCGGGTATTTCTTGATATAAAGCAGTTGGGTCTGGAATAACACCATTGCCACCCGGTGCCCCTAACCATATATCAATATATTCCTCATCACTTTGTCCTTCAGCAACTCCAACAACATATCGTCCTGCATTAGGGGAAGAATAGAGTTCGAATACTCCGTGTGTACCTGTAGGGCGATCCCACCATTCAAAACTTATCAATAAGTTGGCAGTACTAGCTACTTCACCTACCCCTTGATCTAAACAAGCACGAATACTATTAATAGTAGTTGCATCTCCCCAGAAACGATAGACAGTATAAGTTGCAGTATTACCTCCGGGAGTTCTAACTACTCCTGTTGAAGTACCAACAGATGTATTTGAATAACCAAAAAATGTAAGTTCATTTTCAATAATAACATCTTTAGTTCTGTGATGTCTGTTTACAAATTTATAATGACTACCTCCTACATTTTTTAATAAAATCATATTGGTTGTTGGGTCTGCCCCACCACCATATGTCGATGTACCACCACTATAATTTACTCTTCCTGGATAACACCAAACATAAGGATATGTCCATCCTTGATCATTTAATATATCGTGAATGTTTGGTGTTGATCCGTGAAGTTGGTAGTCACAGCCTGCTGTTAAATTAAGAGTAGTGTCTGAATCAACAGCATGAACTAACTTTTCATCTGCATTTACAAAAGTTGAATCATTTAATTCCCATTGTCCATCACCTCTTGGGTAATCTAATCTTTTATGATAACCTATAAAAGGAGAATTGGCTTGTGGATTTACTGCATTAACGCCTACGTCTACTGGCAAAGTGCCAAATCTTTCTTCATATCCCGGATACCTATCTTTACCTGCAACTAAATTTGGTATATTTCTACCTTGTACAGTTACAACTACACTTGGTATCCCTGAATAAGGATTTGCATATGTACCAGCTCCATCTGAAACAGAATTTATTACTTCATCTGCACTTTTTAATTCAAATCTCATAGCCACATAGTGTAAGCCACTTAATGTGTGATTAGCAGTCCAATCATTGTGTTCTTGTAATAATGTTGATGCTGGTTGATCAGCAGATCCATCAAAATATTGAACTTTTAATCTATTTGCGAATGTTCCTCTTGTTATTGTATATGTTTGTGGTTGATGGGCACTTAATCCTGATGCAAATATACCTTCATCTCCGGCCCACTTATATTGTTGTGATCCGCCACTACCTGCAATTCTATATGATGGGTTTGATAATGTATGACTACCTGTTCGCATATGAACTGCTTTGCCATTAATTGTCATTCTTACTAATCTTGCTCCTATATAAGCATCCGGTTGAGTTAAAGTACCTTGTTTTATACAACCTCCGTGAAATCCTTGACTGATTACTCCTGCCATATACAAATATTGACTTGACCCTGCACTGTCTCCTTGTACTCCTACAAATACAGGTATAACAGCAATATCAACTTGAGATCCATACACTACTGGAATAGATCTATTTGCTCCATTAAAGTCTACAATAATATTTGATTTAATATTAGCTAATGCCGGTGCAAAATCTTCAGGTGCCTCTATTGATTCATCTGGGACATCAAACGCTCCAGTAAACGGACTTGTAACTGCTTTTACAATATTAGTACCTACATCTATAATTGGATCAACAACAGCTTTTATAATTCTTACTGGTGCTCTAAATATTTTTTTAAACCAACCCATATTATTCCTCCCACTTTAAATTTGATATTAATCTTTGACTATATTGAAAGCCTTTATCTAAAGGAAATAATCTTGATTGTGATGCAGTATTAGTATATCCATATAAACTTTTTTTATCAAAATTAGAAAACGGACCTCCTACTGTAACAGTCATTGTACTTCCTTTTTCACTAACATTAATAGCAAAATTATCTACAAACCCTTTCCATGCTGTAAAATATACAGTATCCGTAAAAGGGTCTTTTACTAATCCTTTTTTAATTGTTACTGGTGCTCCAGTATAATTTCCATTTGCAAATTCTGTACCTAATGTATCTGCTGAACTATCTAACAAAATAGCATCAAATAATAATTCTACATTTGTATTTGTAACTTGTGCTGATTGTTTAATTGGACTGTGTGAAAGATATCCTCTACCTGTTAAAAAAGTATCAATTGTTGAACCATCTGAGCTTAATATGGATATATCTGCTTCGTAATTTGTAACCTTAAATGTTCCAGCAGGTAATTCTATTGTAACAAGATCAATAAATCTAACTGTTCTTGCATTTAAATCTGTGTTTGTTAAATCGTTGGACCTTGGCATTAGTATTCCTCTCTGACATCAATTCCATATTCATATACACCATCTTCGTTTGTTTCAAAGTCTGGGTCATCGTCTATAAGTGCCACAGTCATTGGTACATTATTATATGTTACTGTTGTTGTATTACTTACTGCTGTTTGTAAAGTAGGGTAAATGTTTATGGTAAATGCTGTTGAACCATCTGATGTAGTATCAGCAGATAGTTGATAAACCTTTGTATGGTTTGAAAACTTAATTAAATCACCTTTTTTAAAAGTACCTCCACCACCTGTTGCTGTAACACTACTTTGGCCAACGGCTACTGTTGCATTACAAGTAACAATGCCTGACATTGTTCCTTGTGTTGAACCTAAGGTTGGTGGAACAATAGTAAATGTTTCTGCTTGGCCATTTTGTTTTGCAATAAAGCCATAAGCAGTACCTAATTGTGCTCTTGTTAAAAGTGTACTTTTTAATGATAGTTCCCAATGCTGTTTTAAGAATTTTTCATATAATTTATTATTAGCATCAGTAGTTTTTATTCTACTTTTAGTATCTCTAAAAGATAATGTTTTAAAATTTGTTGTATCTGGAAATGCTCCACTCACTAAAGTACCTCTCTAAATTTTTGTTGAAATGAATAATATCCATCAATATCTGTTTTAAATTCTATTATATCGTCTTCGGCTATTACAGTTATTGGAACATTATCATATGTTATTGTAACTAAAGTTGAACCATCGGGTGGTGCAACACTAGAAACTAATGGGGGTGTAATATTAATAACATCTATAGAACTGCCATCTAAGTTTGTATCTTCTGTTAGCATATAGACCTTAGAATGATTTGAAAATTTAATTAAATCTCCAGCAAGTAAAGTACCTTCAGCAGTACCATTTACTGGAATTTTTGTTTCACCAACACTAACTGAATATTCTGGAGCAGTACTTGAATCATCTAAAACTGATAATGTTCCTGATACTGTTCCTGCCGCATCATTTAATACTGGCAATAAAAATGTTGTCTTTTTAGCAGTAGTTTCTGTATCGTAAAAATCAAAAAAATCACTGTGCCATTGTGTTCTTGTTATTGGTACAGTTCTAATATCAAAACTCCAATAGTTGTTTCCAAAATTTGTAACATAAGTTTTACCATTTAATGTCTTATTCAAAACATTATTGGTATTACATTTAAAGTTAAGAAATTTAACATAATCATAAAAAGCCATTATACAAATCTTCTCCCTTGTTGTCTAAATGCTTGTTGGATTGTACCTATAATTAAACTTTTTCTTGATAATAATAATTCATCAAAACTTGCGGCATCAACTGTACTGATATTAAAGTTAACAGTAACCTCGCCACCTATTGCGGCACCCATACTACCCGGAATAATTGTGCCGGGTCTATCAGGCATCCAAAGTTCTGGACCTGCTTCTCCAACTATACCTGGTTGGCCAGCACCCATTCTTCCACCATGTTGGAATCCAAATATTTTTTTAACACCGCCCCAAATAGAACCAAATATGCTACCTTTACTATCGCCTGTACCAGTAACCATTTCAAACCCTTTAATAATAGCTTGTCTAGCCGCTATTCTCAGTAAGTCTTGTATTACACTATTTGCAAATTCTCTAAAATTAAATTTACCTGTCATTGCCATATCAGCAATAGCATTACCTAATGAATTAAATGTTCTGTCTCCTGCTTTTTCTAATTCAGTTAATAAATCAAACTGATCCATTGCTCCTTTAAATCCATCACCAAATGCCCGGAATTCAGAACGAGTACTCTTCATTGCTTCTTCAACTTTCTTTTGCATTTCTGCGGATTCTTCAAGAGTCATATTATATTCATCAAGTTTCATTTGATGTGTTTTTGTAATTTGAACATTTTCTTTTAATGCTACTGTTCCTTTATCTAATCCTGCAAAAAATCTTTTGTATACTTGATTGAATTTTCTTAGTTCTATTATATGTCTCTCGGTTTGTCTAGTTAAAACTTTAAACTCATCATTTAAGAACCCTAACAGCCTCCCAAAATCTCCTAGTGTTATTGTTGCTTGTCTAATATACCACGTTAACCCTTTAGAAATAGCATCACCTAATCGTCCTAAACCATAGCTTAATTCAGGAGTTGTTAGGAGCAATTCCTTCATTTCAATTAACAATTCAGTTAAATTTGTTTTAAGACCACCTTCACCGATTGCAACTGCTACCATATCAATAGCATCTTTTAAGTTACTAATAGCACCAGTTAATGTTTTGGATCTAGCCTCAATTGCACCTGCAAAATCCTCTCGACCAATTTTTTCTAAAGCTTCAACAATACTTTCAGCATCATTATCGATTTCTGTTGCCATGCCTCTAAAAATAAGTTTAAGTTTATCGCCCTCAACCTTAACCTTGATACCAAGTTGTTTAAGCATTTCCATCTCACCAGTAGTGGCATTGAAAACTGCTTTAGCAACGTCATCAAATCTCTTATTCATACCTGCGGCAATATTACCCAGGCTGGTCATCATTTCTTGAGTAGGCCTTAATCCAGCATTTCTAAATGTTATAAATGCGTTTGAAACTTCGTCTAGTTGGAATGTTGTTCCTGCTGTGAATTCTTGAATTAACTCAAATGCTTCAGCGGCTTTTTGTGCATCACCTTCGATTGTGACTAAGGTTGCTTTTAAATCTTCATAAGTTCGTATAGTTCTCACAAGACCACCAAGCAATCTTACCCCACCAATAGCCGCAAGTGCCCCTAGGGCAAACTTGGCCGCTCTGCCCATACTAAACGAACTTTTTTCTATTTTCTTTAAACTTTTATTGACATTGCCTAAAGCCTGTTGGTTTTTAATTACAACGTCAATTAATAATCTTGTTCTAGCATCAGCCATTATCTACGTCTCCTTGGTGTGCGAGGCATTGGTTTTGTACTACTCATAGTTCTTTTACTTTCATTATGTTCATACATCATATAGCCAGCCCACATTTGTAATTCTAATGTTGATATCTGTAATATTTCCTCGACAGACTTATGTAATCTGTCTGCCAGCATCATTACAAACCGTAACTCAGCATTAGATTTTACTCCTTTGCGATAGAATCCTGACTAAAATTTAATTTAGCATTATTGATTTCTGAAGCAACTTTTATAACCACCATTGGGTCGGCCTCATTCATCAATCTAATTCTATCAGCATCGTGAAATAATCGTTTGCCATCTTTAGTTCTGGCTTTTACGATTATACTTTCTACCAACGCTTGAACTGTTTTACCTTCTGTTTGTAATTTTAACACCAGTTCTTCGTCACGTAAACTGTATGTGGTTCTGAAATAAATGTCAGTATCCCACTCCTTCACGTGGATTTTTTTCAATTCACCACCAATACTTGCTTGATAATGTTTTGATATTTTATCCGTTATACTCATTCATATCTCCTTATGTTATTGTTTTTATACTTGGTCCGACTACACCTTCAGGTGCTTTACTGCTCCTACCATGTTCTAAAGCGTGGCCATATGGCTGTGGATTAGATATTTTATATCTTTTCTTACTTCCAGTCATTCTCCAACTTCTTTTGAACAGGCCTGAACGTACAGGTGATCTTTGTCTGACCTGTTTAAGCAAACCCGTACTAATAACTTTTACAATCTTATCAACTGATTGATCTAGTGCCTTAGTAAGCGAATTCGCATTAAAACTAACCTTCATTTGATGTTATCTCCTTATAGGTCGGCTTTTGTTATTGCACCTGTAACTTGGAAAGCACATTCAGATGTTACTGCTCCATCTAATCCTACGTCTATAGAATGTGATGTTATAATAACTTCTCCTGAAAGTGAAATCCCCGTTGTTCTTCCTGATGGATATAGTTGCAATGAAGCCGCGGCCGCACCGGGTCCAGAAAATAATGCCGCCTGTGCCGCATCATCATCTCTCCAAAGCAAACTCATAGTACCTGTAGCATTTGTTAATCCTGCTACGTAAGTTCTTGCTGAACTCCCCATAACTGTTGTTTCCAAAGCATCTCCAGAATTGTCAATTGAAAATGCTGTAACACTTGCTACCGTAGTAATAGAACCACCAACGTCAAACATGGCTACACCGGAAGTCCCGGCATATGTTGCTGTATTTGTTGCCATTAGTCTGTCTCCTCTTTATTGTTATTGATTACATCAGCATCAGCTTTGAGTATTTTAATTCTTCTTCGCTGTCGCCAATGTGGTTTAGTTTGGATTTCTTTTTGTGGCTTTTCAGTCACAACAGGTTTTTTAAATTTCCAGCCTGATCTTAAATGGTCTTGAACCTGTGGGTTGTCGACTATTTTAGAATTCCCTTGTTTATCATACATTTGTATTGCCATTATGCATTACCTCTTTTATATACATACGTAACTGTAAGTGTTAAATTAACTTGCCCAATTGGAGCAACTCTTTCAATTACTTCTATATTTGTTATAGTGGAATTTACGTAGTGTGTAACTGTATTGTCCACTGTTATATTACGATCTCTGCCTTCGTCTTCAAGTTGTTCTTCTATACGTTCAATTACATTATTTCTTAAAGTATCTAATTGTGTTCCACGAACAAAACAACGTAATTCAACTTGTTGTACTGCTTGTCTTTCAGTTAAACTAATATCTTCTCTTTCTTCATTAGCACTAACAACTAATATAGCAGGAAACTGTGTAATTGCTAATTTGTCAAATTCAAAAAACTCTCTTGTAACCAAAGCGGGTGCTGGGTTACTCATATTTTGTAATTGTTCAACAATATCTTTAGCTATGTTTTCTCTAGCACTCATATCTTGTTATTATCTTACAAGACGATTGAAGTGTGTAGGTTTTTTCTCTGATGTTGTAATCGTCCCACTGCTATCAAAATCGTACTTGACTCCTAATCTTAATATTTTGTCAAATTCATTTCTGTATTCTTGTCTATAATAAGCCATTTTTTCTCTGAATACATCGCCATTTGGATCAAATGTAGAAAGACGTGGATAAACATAGAAGCCTAATACATGAAATACAGCCGCTCTTGTCCATTGGCTATCTTGTAATAAGCTATCTTCGAAACTTGTTGTAGTTCCTACCAAAGTATTATAACGTCCGTAGGTTGCTCTAGGCCACCATTCTATTTCAATATCTCTTTTAATATCTGCGGTTGATAATGCATGGAGATCCGAAAAATCTTGGATTCCATAATTTTTGATGTCAGGTTCGTATTGTTCTAAATCTGAATCAGTTGTAAAGTTAGCCACTTAAAGTCCTCCTAATAAAGTGATGTGCAAGTCCTTCTTGCTGTAATATTATTTATTGAATATTATAATGTGTAATACACTAATAAAAAAGGCCCCATATTTCTACAGGGCCTTTAAATGTATTTGAGCGAAAGGTTATCCCTTTCTTAGTTGTTAAAACTACTCAATAGATGAATCGAAGTGACCTCTTACTCCAGCACTATCGTATAATTCGCCAGTACCGTAGATAGCAGATCCTACAATATCAAAACCTCTTAACGTAGCTTCACGCTGTGTTTCTATTTTGATATCTTGCATTATTGCAATTCCAATTGCATCCTTGTGGAAGATTCCGCAACCATAGTCACCTGTGGTTGAACCATCTGCAGAATTAACTAGAGATGATTGGTATACTGGAACTCCGCCGATAGTTCCCATCAAACCGTTTTTCATTGCATCATTACCTATTTGAGAAGCCGGAGCCGCAAAAGTAGATGTGATTGTTGATGCAACGTCATACGCCACGTTAGGGTGTAGAACGATTGCACAATCACTTGATGTGTCGTAACCGTTTGATCTTAATTTAGCTATTGCTTGAAAAAGTAAAGCCGCCGTAGCCGCTGTGTCACCACCGCCAGTTCCTGCGCCACCTACTTGAGATGAAAACGTATTAAACGCCGCCATCATGTCAGAGTCTTGCTTTCTTGCAATTGCTTCACCAAACAATCTTCCGATGTCTGCAACAACATTAGATGCTGATGCTTTAATTGAAAGATCTGAAATAGTTGCTCTTAAACCAACTTCTGATACTGTAAAAGTAACGCCGCTAGTTGTAACCGCTGTTGCAGCCGGAGCCGTTGCTTCTGTTAAAGCCGTCGCTGTTTGGTTTGGATATATGGGAACAGTTACAGTTGTACCTGTACCTGGAGCCATAGTGTAGTTTCTTACTAAACCTCTCATTAGAGATTTTTCAGAGGCAACAAATAACGCTTCAGCCGTAATTGCCGGAATTAAATCGTCAAGTGTTGATGTGTTTGTTAGAGCCATTGTATTGGTTCTCCTTGTTTATTGTTGTTAATTAACTATACCTTGTTTTTTTCTATACTCGGCATAGATTTTTCTATCTTCAGGCTTATTCATGTCTAAAGATGTTATATCAACAGTATTGATGCCTTCTGTTTGTGTATTTGATTTTGCTCCGCTACCTGATGGGCCTGCACTTATAAAGTGCGGATTACTATCTAAGAATTCCTTAACCAAATTATCAACCGTTAATAATTCTCCAGATTCAGCATAGCGTGGAGTTCCATTCTTATCCACAACTTCAACATCTCCAGCTTCATTCAATCTAACTTGGCTTTTTATCAACTGCGATATTTGTGCAGGCGAAATGGCCTTGTATTTGGCTGACGATGAAATAATAGCATCATCAACTTTAATTGAATTTAACTGATTGTGTAATTGAGCAATCCTTTGGTCTTTCTTTTCAGCAGTGTCCTTTAGAATCTTTTCAAATTCACCTCGTTTTTTCTGTTCTTCAAGGATACTATCTTCTTCCTTTTGTAACAAATCACGATACTTGCTAACATCCACTCCTGAGTATTTTTTTAATACACTTGCTTCTGTTTTTTTACGAACAGATGCCATTGCATCATTAAACTCGTCTTGAGTAAACGTTTTCGGTGTTGATACCTCTTCTTGAGATTGGTTGTTAGTTTGGCTATATTGCTTACTAACTTTAGAGTCGACTGCATTGTTCTCAATAGTCTTTGCAGTTTGGACTTCTGGGTTGTTTGACTGTTCCATTTCAGTTCCTCCTATTGTTTGAGTTATTGTTATTTATTATTATATTTAAGTCGTTATGTACGTATGAATATATTATTGAATTTTTTTTAATCTTTTTGGATCGATAGAATACAAAGTTAGTAATTCAAGTTTTCTTCTATGTGCTAAATCTTTTATTTTTTGTAAAACTTTTCTTGCCTTAAAAGCACTTAATTGTGACTGCCAATCAATTGTTCTTCTGTTTAATTCTATGTATTCATTAAAAGCATTTTCTAATGCTATGCTTACAGAAGTTTCAATTGCTTTGCCGTCTAGTTTTCCTTTATATGGCATTTGTTAATCCCATTGTATATGTGCCCAAGGCATAGGTCTTCCGTTTTGGTTTAATATAAGACTACCATCTTCAACACAATTAGCACTCATTATTTTTTTATAACCGCGACCCATTACTTTACTACAAACAACCTGACAAGGTTTGTATTCCCTCCCTTTGTAGAAGTATTTTCTGTGTAGGACTTTTGGCCCTTTGCTTTTTTTGAAACCTGCCATCTAGATCTACCTCTATTAACATCATAAATTAAAAATTATCCTCAATCCACTTATATATTATATAATTTAGATATATCATCAAAAATACAAATAAAAAAAAGTTAATCAATTAATAACCTTTTTTCTTTTTCTTTGTATAAGACTTACCTTTTCCAGTAGGTTTAGATTTCTTCCAACCACCAGATGCTTTGTAAGCCTTTTGTTGTTTCTTACTTTTATACGGCATTAATTATTTTCCTTATCTTTTTTTCTTTTTATTTTTTGCTTTTTTCTTATTTTTCTTTTTATTTTTTTTCTTTTTACCTTTTGGCATTATTTTCTCCTTTCCTATATTTGCCCACCAATCCACCCAGGATCTTATAAGATCCTTCACCTGACGTTTTGATCGTTTTGTCATTCTGTCAAGAAGTCGTTCTATATTATAGATTCTGATTTTAAGACTTTTAATTTTGTGGTTGTGGTTTTTGTGTGTCATCATGGCTAAAGAATTTATCCAGTTCTGGATGAAGTTGTTTAATTTGTTCATCTGTTAAACCTTGTTCAATCATTTCTCTCATATGTCCAACTAAACTATCTTTATTAGCCATTGGATGATGTGGCATTTCGGGATTTAATTGAGTTGACTGCATTTCTGCATATTCTTCTTCGTCTTTAGCCAATAATTCTTTAATTTTATAATTTATTATTCTTTTAGTTTCTGGATCCGCTACTGCCATATTTTTAGCAGTTTCTGAAACTTTCTTAAGGATATCCATATCTAAGTTTTTATCTCTAATATGGAATGCCATAGGATATTTTATTTCGCCATCGAATGCATCACCAATCCATGCCGCAAACAATCTCCAAATATTTTCTTCTGCAAGTTGTAAGTTTTTTGCTTTTTCACATAGCTTAGAATCCAAAAGCAACCATTCTGATTGCATAGCAACACCAGACATCTGTCTAGTTTCAATTGCTCTAATGGCACCTAAGTGAGCCATTCTATCAATGGCTTCTATTTTTTGAGAAATACTTTTTAATAAGCCATCAATACTTTGTCCACCTGGTTGCAACAAATAAGGTTTTAATCCTGCATCTGTTTCATTTGGAATTTTTATAATTGCACCTGCACCAGCCGCCGCATCTACTTCTGGAGTAACAACTAGGCTTGGGTGATTTGTTAATCTAATCAATTGTTCACACTCTGACCACTCATTGGTTATAGCCAAAGACATATCAGCAATATCTCCTATATCACTAACACCTATTCCTCTAACTGGTGATCTATTTGCATATACAAATACAGCAGGTACTTTACCTAATTGATTAGGCATTTCTTCTATTGTTTCTACTTTATTTTGATGTTTAACTACAGATAATACAATTTTTTCTGGTGTAAATTCTCGTATATAATATACTATTGGTCTGCCGTGTGCTCTTTGTTCAATTTCTAATAATTTAAGATATTGTAATTCATATAAACCCGATTCTGTTCTTTTGAATTCCCAATCTAAAACATTAAGGGGATTATAGATATTTGCATAAGGACGTAAAGATTGATCTAGCTCTTCGGCTCTCGTATTTGCATTAGATTTTGGTTTATCTAAAAGTACTAATACGTGTCCAAACACTGTACTCCAAGTGTTAACATCTCTCATAAATGAATCCCACGTTCTTCCTTCGAAGTCAGCATCTTGTAAAAACATTTCTAATTCTGGTCTATTTTTAATTGAACCATAATCTCTTTTAGGGTCATTTCTATATAAGAAACTATTGTAAATGTGTGTTATACTTTTAACATGGTTATCATATGGAGTACTTGCTATTCTTTTTGCATATTCATTACCGTTTTCATAAATGTATTTTGTTAAGTATTCGCCCGCTTTCCATTCTCTACCTCCTAAATAGGATTTTGATAAGAAATGCCAACGTTGATGGTGTCTTGTATATTCTGGATGTACACCTAATTCAGTGTAATTTTCATGTATTAATCTTCTTGACCAATCTGTATAATTTGCCATTTTAGTTTCCTACCTTTACTGACCAACTTAATTGTGGTTGTGCATTGTATTGTCTTGTTATTGGGAACAAGTAACTTACACCGTAGCCTAGTGCATCGTTCATATGATCCCAACCAGAGTCTTTGTCTGGTTGTGATGTACCCGGTTTATATATTTGTCTTTCTAAACAATTAATTAATTTTTTACATTTAGGATGAATCAAAATTCCTCTTTCGCCTTTACCATTACATAATTTTGAATTAACTGAATTTATTCTATCTCTAACTGGCATATGTTTGTTTGGTGCCTTTACAATAAAACCTGCATTAGCAAGTATACTTAAATCTGTACGACCACCTGAACTAGATTTCCGAGCTTTTGCAGATGGATCAGGATATGCAAATATTTTAGTTCCTGGAAATCTTGAATATATTTCATTTACTAATTCATCTGTGTTTGAACCAAACATTTCTATTTCATCAATAACAATAATTTTGTTATCTACAATAACAAAACATACAGCACTCATTGGATTAATGTTCATATCAATTGATATATGAATTATTTGTTGTGGTTTATTAAATGTAAATTCTTTTACGTTCTCTGATCTTTTAAAACCATAATATACTAATCCACTGTATGTAACAAAAGTAGCCATGAACTCTTGTTCAAATGTTTTCTTATCTAAATCTCTTCTTGCTTGTTCTATTTCTTCTTGACTTACAAAAGTACCTTGAATTGTTGTAAATGCATGACTTGACCAACTATTATTTGTTGTATCTAATCCTTCTTGATATAAATCGTATAGGAAATTACCAATTCCTTTTGGCGTACCGATGAACAATGCTTTTCCTTTAGAATCTGCAATCGCAGGTCTTAAAACTTCTGTCCACGCTTGTTGTGGAATGTTAGCAACTTCATCTAATACTATAAAGTTTAATTTAGGAGATCCCCGTAAGTTTTCAAACCCGGCTCCGTCCGCTCCTTTTAAACATATTTTACTATTATTTTTTAACAAAATAGATAATTCCGCTTCATTTATTTTTTTAACCCAATTTAATTTGTTTAATCTTGTTTTTAATTGATCCCACCAAACCATTTTTGCTTGTCTGTAACTTGGCAAAATGGCCCAGCATATTTGCTCTGGAATTCTAGCATGATAACATATTTCTCTAATAGCTAAAGTTGTTTTGCCGAATCTTCTTCCTGCTACAACTGTTCTAAATCTAGTTTGGTCTTGTGCTACTGATTTTTGTGGTACTGATAGTTTCATTATTCTTTATCTTCCTCCCACGGTAATGGTGTTGTATTTTCTTGTGCGTTAGGGTCATCTTTTTGATCTAAATAATTTCTTCCTAACCATATCTGCATTCTTGTATCACCTTGAGTTACTGCTTTATCAAATTGAGCTTGTCTTAAACTTGCTTTTCCTTTTGCTCTACCTTCTTCTATCGCTTTATTAAATCTTCTTTTAACACCGTCACCAGTCATACCTATAATGTAACCTATTTCCGCATAGGTACACATAGTAGATGCTAATCTCTTAATCATCTCCTGATCGTGTGTCTTGTATTTCTTACCTCTGTTATCTGGTACTATTCCCATTATCTTAACTGTTTGTCCTTACATATAATTCTAAAGTGTCTTACATCCGTATCGCCATCATTTGTTACAACTTTTACTTCAACTGGATATACGTTGCCGGCTGTGCCTGCATTTACTCTAAATGTAACTTTTGTTGTTGTTGCTGATACATCAACTGTGTGTGATGTTGGAAATGCTAACGGACTTGCATCTCCTGAAATTGTTCCTAATGTAACTGTAGGGGCACCTGTGGAGTCATCTAATAATGTATCACCGGTGTTTAAATAATTTGTAAAATCTAATGCATACTGCACGTTAGCATCCGGATCCTTAATAATATAAACTCCAATATTGTCTCTTTGAAAACCTGTTAAATCAGACATTTACAGTATCCTTCCTTGTAGTGCCAACATATTTTGGTCGTTTAATTTTGAAATTGCGTGTTTCTTTAAGTAGATTATAAGTTCTTGTTTCGGGTTTAACATTAAAACTCCTTAATTCCTTCTGCAGAGCACAAACTCTACTTTCTGCTGTTATTGTATTTAATCTAGTTTCCTTTTGTAATATAAACGTATTAAAAGTATCTACAACTCCAGATGTATATACAGTAACTTCTAATGCCGAAGTAATACTAATTGATGATTCTAGAACTGCAGGAGCAAGTACTCCAGCAACTGTAACTGTACCTGAAGCAATAGGTAATACTGTTGCTAAATCTAAATCTTGTGCAACAATGCCACCTTCTACATAATTTAATGCAACATAGTCATTTCTTACGTAAGGATTACCTACAGTAACGTGTATCTCTAATATTGCTGTTGCTAGTTTTGTAGCCACTTAATCTCCAAAAATATAAACTAAAATTAGTCTATTGTAATAGTTAACGCAGAGGCATTTATTTGTAGCGTGTCACCATCGGATATTGTCTTAGATGTCGCTAAGGCTCCGTGAGCTAATAGATTTCCTGAACTTGATGCATCAAATATTCCAATATGTGTTACAGTACCCCAAGCACCCCCAGACGCCGCTGAAAAAGTAATTGCTGAACTGTTTGTTATTGAACTTGTATCTGCTCCAGTTGTAGATGAAGACATTTTATCATCTATACGTACTCTTGCATATCCTGAGCCACTACATTCTGTACCTGAAGCTGAATCTGTTGGATCTGATGTAAATGCTCCAACATATGCGTTTGGTGATGTATAAGATGTGTTTTTAAATAAATGATCAAGTATCTTTCTTTCTGCGTATGAAGATAATGCTGTCATTAAAATCCTCCTTAAAGGTTGTTATTACGTAACTTTGTTATTTAATGATTTTTGGAAGGAATAATATTATTATATTGTTTCAATAAATGATTCACCTGTAAATTCTTCTAATTTACGAATCATTTTTTCCATATTAACTCTAACAGTTTTACCTGTTTTACTATTTTTAGAATAATATTCCCATTCACCTGCATCATTGTGCGGTGATATCTTAGTAGCATTTCCAGCCTCGTCTTTTACATATACTTCTGAACTTGCTGAATCATCTTTGGCATATATCCAACTGAAGTCTGCACCGTGTGTGGGATCACCTGATTGGTTGTCTAATCTTATTGCACCCATTCTTGATGATGCCGCGGCATCTGTTGAATAGAATGCGAATCTATTTGTTGCCGCTGAATCCTCTGCACCTCCATTGTAGTATGCGTATATGTTAGTGATTGTTTCACCTGCGGCTTTATAATACGTGGCTCTCCAGTTGTAAGCATTGGTTATAGTTCCACTTCCACTTGCACTACCACCATCATCTGCACAATAGATTGTTGAATTGCCTCCATAAGCATTTGTTATCGTACAATCACTTGCCAGGTTACTTCCAGTATAAACGTATATTCCAACTTGTGCATCAAAACCTCTAGCCGTGTTCAAAGTGGATGCACTACCACCTGTGTTCATGACAATACAACCAAATGAAAGTGCCAACGGACCACGTATGAAACTATCTCTTGTGTATGAGAAACCATTCATATCTGTAGTGTTGGTTAACATTTGTGTTCTCTGTCTAAAGTTGGATGCTGTTCCTGATCCAGTGATTAGTTTGGTGTCCATGTTAGTGACGTTTTGGTAGCCTCTATTTGGTGAACCTGACACATCAACCTCATAATTGGAATTAATCACAAGACCTCTAATGTTGTCAGTAGAACCAAAGAAGTCTTCGTATTTTGTAGCCTCAAATATAGATGAATCATCTGTTGTAATTTCTATCTTACCTGTGCCTTGTGTACCTATTTCTAGATTGGCATTGGAAGTGGCAGTTTTTAGTGAATTGTCATGTATGATTAAACCATCCAATGTTGCATTACCAGTAACTGTTAAACCTGTAAATTGTGGTGAATCACCTGTACCAACTCCAATTGATGTACGTAGTGTTGCTCCACTTTCAGCAACTGGATCTGTTGATCCATCCCCAACAATCATTTCACCATCACTTAAAACAGACATTGCCGTTATTGCACCTGTTCCTGAACCTAATAATACTCCACCATCAGTTAGTGTACTTGCTCCAGTTCCACCGTCTGCTACTGTAATATCCGTAATTCCTGTAATTGTTCCACTTGTAATAGTAACTGCACCACTAAATGACGCTGTTCCATCAACTATCAATCCTTCATTAATATTAATACTTGATGAATCGGACGAATCTAA